ATGGACATATCAATCATAGGCTTTTATGTTATACACTAAAAACATAGACATACTTACCGCAGGAACGCCAACGCAAATCCTAGATATTCCTAAAGGTTTTGTGGCGCACCTGTCAACAATATACATTAGTAACTTAGCTGCAAATAACAACGATGCTACGCTCTATGTAGACAAAAGTGACGGCACTGTCCTCAACATTATTAATGGATACACAATATCGAACAAAGACTTCTTGTTAATTTCTGATGCTGTGTTTGTGTTACAAGAAGAAGACATTATCATGGGATCTACAGCGAATGCTGGAGATGTAGAATTTGTTGTGACCATCGACCTTCTTTACAAGCAAGCGGTTTATAGTAACTTCGGGTGACTGACTTAAATGTAAAATTTATAGAATGGCAACAAGAGGTGTTCAATGACTCTACGCGCTTTAAAGTTGTTGCTGCTGGTCGTCGTTGTGGTAAGTCTTACTTGGCCGCTTGGAGCCTGTTAATCAATGCTCTACAAAGCGATGACACTAGATCTTGGACGTTCTACGTAGCGCCAACACAGGGACAGGCAAGACAGATTATGTGGCGTACTCTGCTTGAACTAGGCCACAGCGTCATTAAAAAGGCACACATAAATAACCTTGACATCGAGTTAATTAACGGACAAATAATAGGTTTACGCGGCGCTGACCGTCCAGACACTATGCGTGGTGTCTCTCTTAACTATTTAGTGTTAGACGAATACGCTGACATCAAAGCTGAAGTATGGGAAGAAATTCTAAGACCCGCTTGTGCTGATAAAAAAGCCCCTGCAATCTTCATTGGTACGCCTAAAGGACGCAACCACTTCTATGACTTGTTTAAATACGCTGAGTTATCAGATGATGAAGAATGGGCATCTTGGCACTTTACTAGCTACGACAATCCGTTCCTAAAGGAAACAGAGATAGATGCGGCTAAACGTTCTATGTCGTCCTATGCGTTCCGTCAGGAGTTCATGGCATCTTTTGAGTCTAAAGGCTCGGAGATGTTTAGAGAAGAGTGGATTAAGTATGGCACGGCACCAGAAAACGGTGATTACTACATCGCTATTGACTTAGCTGGCTTTGAGGAAGTAGGAAAAAAACGCAGTAAAAACTCTAGGCTAGACGACACAGCAATATCAATTGTTAAAGTAAGCGACGAGGGTGATTGGTTCATTGAAAACATTATCTACGGAAGATGGGACTTAAACGAAACGGCTACAAAGATATTTCAAGCTGTGCGTGATTACCAACCAATAGCTGTAGGCATCGAGAAAGGTATTGCCAAGCAAGCTGTGATGTCACCACTAATGGATTTACAAAAGAAGTACCATCAGTTCTTTCGTGTTGAGGAGCTTACCCACGGCAACAAAAAGAAAACTGATAGAGTCATGTGGAGTTTGCAGGGACGCTTCGAAAACGGCGTTATCACTTTAAACAAAGGCGAGTGGAACGTTAAATTTTTAGATCAGTTATTCCAGTTTCCTGATGCATTAACGCATGATGATCTTATCGACTCTCTTTCATATTGTGATCAGCTTGCTAAAGTCCCCTATGGCATTCATGACTGGGAATTTGAGGAACCAGAAATCTTAGATATTGTGGCTGGCTATTGATGCCAAAATTTAAAAACAGGAGCAGGTATAATGGCTGATTCAAGCGACGATTTTTACAGCCCAGACCCTTTGATGATGGAAGAATCCTTAGAAAGCTGGGTTATTACGAAGTGTGAAGACTGGAGGGACAACTACGAATCTAACTACGAACAGCAGTTCGATGAGTACTACCGTCTGTGGAGAGGCATCTGGGATCCAGCAGATCGAGAGCGTTCTATGGAAAGATCTAGAATCATATCTCCTGCGCTTCAGCAAGCGGTAGAGTCTAACGTTGCAGAAATAGAAGAGGCGACGTTTGGACGTGGTAATTGGTTTGATATTTCTGACGATGTTAATGATCCAGAGACAGAAGACGCTCAATATTTACGAAACAAGCTAACCGAAGACTTCGACAACACTATGGTTAGGAAGGCTGTTGCTGAGTGTTTAATTAACGCAGCGGTTTTTGGAACGGGCGTTGGTGAAATTGTTATTGAAGAAATTAAAGAAATGGTTCCAGCTTCTGAACCAATCATGGATGGGCAGTTACGCGCCGTAGGTGTAAATATTTCAGATCGCGTAGTAGTTAAACTAAAGCCCATTATGCCGCAGAACTTCTTAATCGACCCTGTAGCTACGTCAATAGACGACGCTCTAGGTGTTGCTATTGATGAGTTCGTTAGTCGTCACCACGTTGAACAACTACAAGAACAAGGTATTTATCGTGATACTTATGTTTCTAATGCTGCTCCCGACACTGACCTCGAACCAGATCAAGACTTAACTGTATACAACGACGACAAAATTAGATTAACGAAGTACTACGGTCTTGTGCCAAGGGAACTCCTAGAAAAAGCCTCCGACGAAGACATAGACAGTGACGCAAAGTACATTGAGGCTGTAGTAGTTGTTGCCAACAACGGCATACTTTTAAAAGCAGAAGCTAACCCTTACATGATGCAGGATCGTCCTGTTGTTGCTTTCCCTTGGGATGTAGTTCCTTCTGTGTTCTGGGGACGTGGCGTGTGTGAGAAGGGTTATAACAGCCAAAAAGCCCTAGACACAGAGCTTAGAGCACGTATTGATGCCCTAGCATTAACCATCCACCCAATGCTAGCGATTGATGCTACACGTCTTCCTAGAGGCGCTAAGCCTGAAGTGCGTCCGGGTAAAGTCATATTAACTAACGGAGACCCTCGTGAAGTACTGCAACCATTTAACTTTGGACAGGTTGGACAGATTACCTTTGCACAAGCCGCTGCGTTGCAGCAAATGGTGCAGCAAGCAACTGGAGCAGTCGATTCAGCGGGGATCGCTGGACAGGTCAATGGCGAAGCTACTGCTGCTGGGATATCTATGTCTCTTGGCGCAATTATTAAGAGACATAAACGCACCCTTATAAACTTCCAGCAGTCTTTCTTAATCCCTTTTGTTAAGAAAGCAGCCTATAGGTACATGCAGTTCGACCCAGAGAACTATCCTGTTGCAGACTATAAGTTCAACGCTACGTCTACTTTAGGCATTATAGCTCGTGAGTACGAGGTTACGCAGCTTGTTCAGTTGTTACAGACTATGAAGCAGGATAGCCCATTGTATCCTGCATTGATTGAAAGCATTATTGACAACATGAACTTGTCTAACCGTGAAGAGCTAATAGCTGCCATGAAACAAGCAGCGCAACCCAATCCACAAGCTCAGCAGATGGCTATGCAAACTCAGCAGCTACAGATGGAGTTCCAGCAAGGTCAGACCGCTGTACTTAATGCACAGGCCGCTGAGTCTCAAGCTAGAGCTAAGAAGTACGATATGGATACTATGCTTGCGCCACAGGAGCTAGAGATTGAAAAGATTGAAGCAATTACGCGCAACCTTCGAGAAGGAGATCAAGACGACAAAGAGTTCAGCCGTCGTTTAAAAATAGCTGAAATTGCTCTAAAAGAAAAACAAACGAATCAAGGTGCACGTAATGTTAATGACGCAGAACGAATTTCAACAGCTAGTCAGCCAGATCAACGAAGCATTCAAAGACCAGTTCAGCCGGTTGGAAACTTTGGAGGGCAAGGTCAAGGATTTGGAGGGCCGACTCAATGAGCAAGAAAAAAGACCCAAGACTGGAACGAACAGGAGTAAGCGGCTACAACAAGCCGAAGCGGACTCCTAAGCATCCAACAAAGTCTCACGTAGTAGTTGCCAAGGAAGGCGACAAAGTTAAGACCATTCGGTTTGGACAGCAAGGAGTATCAGGCGCTGGAAAGAATCCTTCTTCGGCTTCAGAAAAAGCTAGACAAAAGTCATTCAAAGCGCGACACGCTGGGAATATTAGTAAGGGCAAAATGTCAGCAGCTTATTGGGCTGATAAAGTTAAATGGTGAGGAGGTTATATGCCAAGGGTAAACGGAAAGACATACGCATACACAAAAGCAGGGAAAGCCAAGGCTAAGGCTGCTGCTAAAAAAACAGGTAAGAAAGTTAAAAGAAAGAGTTAATTTAGGTAATATGCACAAATT